AGCATCATCTACATAGGAATTTGACCCATCGTGATAAATCTGCAAATCTTCGCTATTTCCGAACTTTGCAGAAGTTGAATCAGAAAATATAAGTGCATTAGCACTACTATCCCAAACAACATTCCTAGCAGCCGTATCGCCGTGCAAAGTAACGTCATATCCTTGGTCGTTAGCACCTACAGTCAGAGTTGCGTCTAGCTGAACTGCGCCATCAATATCAACAGCATCAAGGTTTGTTGTACCGTCTACGTCAATGTTTCCACTAACTGTCAAATTATCAGTTACAGTTGTCCCAGCCAGATTTACATCTGTCAAAAGATCATAAATTACTGCACCTGATCCTGCGCCATCTGTGGCAATCATTTTGACCTGACCAGCAAGCACTGCAACATTGGCTCCAGAGCCTTGAGTGAATGTCAGAGTATAGCTAGTTGCATTCTCAATCATCCAAACTTTTGAAACGGTGTTGGGTGCAAGTGTGACTGTGCAAGCCTGACCACCGCCTGTGCATTTTAGATAGAACCTTCGTTCATCACCCTTGGCGCCATCTGGGACAGTGACCGTATGTGTAGAGGCATTCGCAATAGCTTCAGTGCCGTAAGCAAATGCCTCTGCAATCATTTCCAAGTTTAGGTTTGTGACTGTTCCCCATGATCCCGACTGGTCGCCAGTCGCCATTTCATTGAGGCGTAAGTCGTTTACATAGGTTGAAGCCATTTTAGTCGATCCTTACAATTGCATTGTTTGCAGTCGCTGCTGGGAATACAATTTTAAACGTACCACCAGAAACAGAGAAGTCACCACCAAAATCAAGGATGGCAATCGCACCTCTTGAGTTTGAAGATGCATCGCCCAGCGTCTTGTTGTAGATCAATGCGCCACGAGCAGTGAATGTTGCGCTTGTCCATTCTGGATCAGCCGCATCAAAAACACCACTTGTGCTGTTTTCAGTAACCGCCTTGCTAGACAATGCGTTACCGCCTGTTGTGTATCCATTGCCGTTAGCAACTTCATTGCTGGTTATGTAACCATCTGTCGCCGCACTCAATGTCGCGCTGCTCGTATACAGCGCAATATAAATAGTGTCACTGTCTAGATGGTGGTCGCCCAACATCACGTCTTTTTTAAAGAGTGTACTCATTGCTTGTGTGATAGCCATTATATGCCTCCATTATATTCTGCTGTGTAGTTCCTCTGCATCTCTTGTACTGTGAACTGGACCGCTTCGTCAAGTTGAGTTTTATAGAGAGAAAGAGTTTCTGGCGCTTTCAAAAACGCCGATGCCTCAAACAGAGCCGCAGAAAGTAGAACTGTTGATGCATTTGTTGCAATCCAAGTATTTGGATTCGCATTGCTTAACCCCGTCTCAGGGGCAATAAAATCTACGCTATAGGCCAACGCTGTTGATGGGGTTGGTGCCAATGTAATGATCGTTCCAGCTGTTCCTGCGCTATTTGTGCTGTACATTCGTGGGGTGCCTTGCGTCGTGGCATTGGGCCAATAGTCTCTGATGTAAGAATCAACTCTGTGGTCGAGATACGTCAAGACATTAGTGTCTGTTATGGACACCTGCCGGATCATTCTTGCTGTGGGAATTGTGTATTGGCTCTGGCCAATAACCAAATTTGCAGCAGACGATGTCTGTCGGAAACAAGGCATATTTGGCAGTCGCTGAAATACCATCTCTTCAGCTTGCGATATTATTGTGTCGATTGAGGCGACGAACTCAGTTGAATCGTCTTCTAGAAAATTTTGGATGTTGGCTTTTAGCTCTGTATAATTCATTTATTCATCCTCAATTCCACGTTCCTTCGCCATAGCCGCCTTGACCCCAAGTTGTTATCAGCAAGACAGTGGATGTCCCAACACCACCTGTGCCGTTTACACCGGATGGATGTGGTCTGCCAGCAATGTCACCCCAAGTCCCATCACCCCAAGCTTCAATTCCCCAGCCAAACTGCTCTTCTGGCACAGCACTTCCAACGCCGCCTGTTCCACTGACCCCAGTTTCAACGGGTGATATCTCTGGTGTTTCTGATCCAACTGCTCCTGTTCCACTGACCCCAGTTTCTGTTATAGTTGTGTCGTGGTTAACAATCTCGTTGCCAACTTCCCCCGAACCACTTGCGCCGGAGGGTGTTGCTTGAATCTCTAGTTGCTCTGATCCAACAGAGCCAGATGCGGAAGAGCCAATTTGATTTTGGACAAGCTCAACAACCTCATTGCCAACGCCGCCTGTGCCAGAAACGCCTGTGCCAGTTTCATTGGTTTCCAGAGAAACAGAGCCAGTTGCTGCTGTTCCTCTTTGACCAGCAACACCAGCCTGCAAATCAGCAACCACAACTCCGGTTCCAACCTCCCCATCGCCGCTTACACCTGACTCTGGGATGGAAATTTCTACAGATTCAATGCCAACAGAGCCAGTTGCCCCTCCTCCACCAACCCCAGTTGGGTGTGCAGATGGGATTTCAACCCCAACATCACCGCTTCCACCAACCCCAGATTGAGGCTTGGCCAATTCAAAGACAGATGATCCAATTCCATCATTGCCAGCCAACCCAGAAACAGCAGCATGAGATTCGGGGACTTCAGACCCAACAGCTCCAGATCCTGCGGAGCCAGACTGCAGGGCTAAAATTTGGACAACTTCAGTCCCTGTTGATCCAGATCCTTCGACCCCAGATGGCAGAGCTGAAACTTGGACAACTTCAGTTCCTGTTGATCCAACACCGGAAACTCCAGAAGGATGAGGAATCACTGATGGAATCTCTACGCCGACAGACCCTGCCCCTCCAGTTGCGGACACACCAGTGGCATGAGCTGCTGGAACTTCAACACCTACATTGCCAACGCCAGCCGCGCCATCTGGATTGCTTGCTAATTCAACAGAAACAGTGCCAGCAATGGTTGTCAATGCTGGAGTATTAAGCTGACCACCCATATTGCTATGGTTAGTGCAATAATAGTAAAGTGTTGGTGCGCTTTCAGCCACAACTATCTGGGTGTAAGCATTGGCCTGTCCCGCTGTTCCAGAGGTTGTCACTCCTGTTGTGTACTCGCTGCCTCCACCATGTGTTCCATTGGGTGTTGTGCTGAATCTTAATGGGTGTCCGCTGTTGGAAGATGCACTTTGATCGAATCGATATGTGCTTCCTTCTGTCAGGCTTATAGTTGGTGCTGGGCCTCCAGAATCTATGTAATATCTGTTGCCAGCATCTGTAGATTGAACAGTTATTGCAAGAGAAATAGTGCCTGATGATGGGGTGTAAGACGTTCCACCCATTAGATTGTGATTGGTGCAATAATAGTAAAGTGTTGGCGCACCAGCAGCCACCGTTATTTCAGTGTAAGCCCCAGCATTTCCAGGAGTGCCTGATGTCGTCACCCCAGTTGTGTATTCGCTACCTCCAGCATGCGTCCCATTGGCTGTGGTGCTAAAACGCAATGGGTGGCCATTGTTGGAAGATGCAGATTGGTCAAAGCGATATGTTTGTCCCTCTTGCAAATAAAGCTGCTGCTGAAGAACACTATCGACATAATATCTGTTGCCAGCGTCTATGGCTCCGACAGTTATGGCATATTGGAGGTAAGAAGAACTGACCGTAGCAACTCTGCCTGTTCCTGCTGCACCTGTTGCGAAAGATGATGCCTCACCAACTTCCCCTGTTGCCTCACCATCACCAGCCACACCAGAGACTGGATGATTGATGTCGATGAGCAAAGAGATATATCCAGAAGATGCTTTTCCGGCTGTCCCAACTCCTGGTCTTTGACGAGGATCTACGAATGGATCATAATTGAATCCGATGAATATTTCAGCATTCTCTGGATCGTTATCTGGCCTTGGGCTGAAAAGAGCTGTGGCGTCAACAACATTCTTAGCAGGAGTCAACTGCGGCTGCTTCGGCTCCCAATCTTCTGGGGAAACTCTGAGGCCATCCCAAGTTGTCTTGAGCTGAGTATAAGGCACACGTAGTCCAGAGCGATCACTTATCGCTAAAGATTTCTTGCCCTTTGCATACCTAGCTCTTGCCATCAGTAAAGGTTCAATCCTCTTGGTCGGACTCTCATTGAAACGCCATCATTGTCTGTGGCTGCTGCGAACTCGAATGCTCTTTCATAAACCTGATTCAACAGGTTGAATTTATCAGGAGCATATTTCATTGCCAGCTTGCTCGCCAAACCAGCACAAAGACAATCCGTCCACCTATAAGGGATGTCTGCATCTTGGTTGCTGGCTGTTACATCTTCGAGTTGGTTTATTGACCAATAAAGCAAACTGTAGTCACCAGTGTCCGGAACTTGCCAAACATTTATCGTTGGGGTGTAGGTTTTGTCCAGCATGTATTGGCTTGGCTTGCCAGAAGATGTTTTGTTTGGCAGCTGGTTGTATGCAGAAAGGCTTACTCTTTGAATCGTGGTGTCAGTGGTGGTGCCATTTGCTGTCTGTCGAATCACGACATCTATCATGTCTATGGTTCCGACTGGCAACGTATAAGTGATCTGGTCTTTCACCAAAGCCAATGTATTATTCTGGACAGCCCAATAATTTATGCCACGGTTAGCAAACTCGCTGAAAAGCAAATTAAGGCTCCTGCGAGCTGCTTTGGCCTGATAGCCTGTCCGAGTTTCGTCATCAATCCCGCACCGCTCAAATGATTCAGCGATTATCTCTTCAACATCTGGCCGAAAAGCATATGTGTTCGATGTCGCCATTTGGTTTTCCTATGAGTAGTGTTTTTTCATCCGCAGCACGATGTTGTATGTGTCTCCAATTGCACCAAGACCAGTAGTGGTGAACATTATGTCTCCAGTTGTGCTGCCATATTCTACAGTCGAAGGCAACCCACCGAACTTGCTGAAGTCTTGATAACCAATATCATCCTCAGCCATGTGCATCATAATAACATCTGTTCCAGCATCTGCCTCTACCAGAACCGTCATGCCTTGAATTATCCACCAGCACTCCAAAAGACTGACAGAGTTGCAAGAAACACCAGCAGCACTTTTTGCCAAAGTTGACACATCAACTTTTTTTACAGCATCTTCATCACCAGCGTCAACGTATTGCAATTGGAATGCCATGACCACTTCGTTGGTGTTTTCAGAAAGCGTTTTCACGCTCGTAATATTAGCCATCTATGACCCTCCTGTAAATTATTGGTGGGCTTTGCACCCACCAACTAATTTTATGTGACGTTGTTGCTTTGAGCATAAACAACCGTCACAGCACCAACACCATTGCCTGTGTTAGCTGTGGTCACGATTAGCCTGTGATCGCCTGTGCCTGTGTTGAGCCACTTGGCTGTGCGAGTCGCGTCTGTTCCAGGACTAGCAGCGACAATCCCAACAGCATTGCCTTGAATAGCTCCTGCAGCAGTCAGAGTGGTTGCCGCACCAACACCGCCCAAACCAAGAGTCGTTGCTCCACCACTCCAAGCTGTGGTTACGGTAACATCAATTGATATTAGCTGGCTGTTTGGTGGGATTATGATGTCTGTTGTTGTGGTTGTGGCAGTCTGGTCAATCGCAGCTGTCTGAGAAAGAACAGCAAAGCCTGTGTTCTTCATGTCAGAACCGACTGTTGTGCCTGTTGTTACTTTGATTGGTCCAGCTTTGACTGGTCCTGAAAAAGTTGTAGTACCCATTGTGAATCTCCTGTCTGGGTTAAGTCAGCTCTCGCTGTCAGGATGAAAGGGAGGGCAGTTGCCCTCCCCAATTTTTATGCGCCTTCTGAGCCGAAGATGCCACGCCAGTCAGTGAAGCCGAAAGAGTAGCGTTCGCGAACTTTGTAGCGAACATTACCAGTCTCGAAGTCACCTTCCATGCCTTTTTTCATAGGCGAACGCTGGAACATTTTCAGACCATCAGGAACGTCAGTTTGGATAAACCAAGCATCAGCATCCGACAAGCGACGCATCACATGATAGCCTTTGGGCAGGTAGCCACCAGACTTAACCGCGTTGATGTCGTTGTCTGCTGTTCCTGTGCGCAGATTAGACTCTAAGAGACGCTCTGCTACGAACTGGTATGCAGTTGGGATAACCAGCTGAGTACCTTGAGCAGCAATCCGGAGCCCACGATCGTCTTTCATATCAGAGATCTGAATTAGGACAGATTCGAGGGAAGTCTCCGAGAGGTCAGCCGCTGTTGCAAGAACATTGGACTGAACTCCACCTGTGGTTGGATGCGAAGCACTCAAAAGAGTAACACCATCACCACCTGTGAAGGCACCAGCTTGCGCATTGTTCAAGACATTAGCAGCCTTGATCTCTTTGGTCGAAGCCATCGACCGCGCAAGAGCTTTTGTGTAGCGAGAAGCGATTGAGCCATACTGGCCATCCTCTTCAGCTTCCTCAGTGATTGAGAATGCCAGAGCAATCGTTTCGTGCTGGTAGCGAGCAGTCCACTGTTGGGAAGCAGCATCGTAAGATACAGCCGCACCTTCAGTTTTAGTTGGAGCTGATGCAAAACCTTGCAGCAAGACATCTTCTTCAAATGCTTTCTGCGAAGTGTTGCTTTCAAATACCGCAGCATACTCAGCTGGATATGTGTCGTACTCAAGACCGAAGAGAGTGTTCAGTCCTGGCTCAAGCATTTTTGCAAATGATGCTCTATTCATTGCCATCGTTCAGACCCTCCTATATGCCAGCAGTGGCTTTGAGTATGTGCTCATTGATGAGCACCTCAACCACAGCATTTGTGCCAAAAGCATTGTCAGGAGAATCATACAGAGCAATGATCTTGCAAGAAGCAGTCCCTGTGCCCATTGTAGAATTCAACTCAAATGCAGAGTTACCAGTCAGCGCGGACCCTGCCCCAGCGACAACATCAGCACAGTTGCCGATATTGGTCACGGCAGGAGCACCGTCTGATTGGACTTTGAATACGGTGTATGGATCATCGTACACATATGCTATAATGTCTGTAGCAACTGTGCCTGATGGCCAATATTCACTGTAAACATACGAGCCATCTGCAGCAGTATAAGACACTCCAGCAAATACACCAATGTTGTTGGTTTCTGTTGCAGTGTGAGGTGTGATGACCCCATCTGCAGTCAGAATGCAAAGATCACCAGTGAAGATGTTCTCAGCCAAACCAGACGTAATGGTATACTTATTTGCACGAGGTGCATTACCGCTCATGTGGCGAACTGGGACGAACCCAAATGCGGCATCTACGTTTGCCATATTATCGCTCCTTAGCGTTAAAGATTAATCATTCATGACAGAAACCGATCTGCCACGGCTAACTTCAGACTTCCGATCTTGATAAATCGGCTGCCCATTATTCTGTCCTAACGCATCAAGCTCTCCAGAAATGGATTCATTCTGCTCTTTGTTCCTGTTGTTGTACCAAGCCTTCTGTGACTCTCGTTGTTCAACAGGCATTTCGCAAAGCAGCATGCCTTCAATTCCAATAGATCCTGCCCACTGGCCGTGGTTGATGGTCGGAAACAACTCATCTTTAACGGTATCAGCAGGGCGTGCGGACCAACCTTCACGCATACGCTTGTATACGTTGTCTGGCGAGTCCTTACCCTGAATCGAGGTTGTTACCCATCGTTGGACCATGCCAGGACGAGGCTTCGGTGCATCTAACAACGATGGTGGTTTCCATGCGGTCAAAGGACGAGCCTCTTCTGCACGGACTTCTTCGCGAGTCTCAGCTGCGCGTACATTGCGGGACTTTGTCATGACTTAGCTCCTTGCCTGTTTTTGAATTTCAGCTGCATATTGCTTCAGCCCTTTTTCGTCAGTGATGCCCAGCTCTCTGGCCATTCGGAGTTGATCTTGAGTCATTCTAGTCCTGCCGTTTGTGCGAGGTGCTCCTGAACCGCCTGCAGTTGGCGCTACTGGTGCTCTGCTTTTTGCTCGTGGTTTGCCTTGCACTTTCCCCGAGTTTAACTCAGGAAACACGTTTCGTAAACGAAAATCTAACTGATCATAGTAATCTTCGGAATCTTTGTCGAATCCTTCGAGGTCCAACTGCACATCAATTGCTCTGGCTGCAGCTGTTTCTCGCTCATAACCGTTGCTGTTGAACCACCTATTCTTCTCCCACCAGCCCATGGCTTTCTGGGGAGCTGGGTTTTGCGCGGCCTGTTGTGCGCGGCCTACAGTCGGAGAGGCTGCTTGTTGAGCTGCCATCTGCTTTTGCATCTCAGCCACTCGCATAGCAGCTCTCATGTCAGCGAGTTGCTCACTGAAAGATACCTGAGCTTCTGTGTCGCCTTCTTCAACAGCCTTGGAGAGAGCAGCACGAGTCTGCTTGTATCGCGTGTTGAACTGGTTTTCAGCTTGGTGCTGGTTGCCTTGCTCTAGACGCTCAAGACGAGACTTCAGCTGCGCAGTTTCCTCTTGGTATTGACGAGACTGAATCTCAGCTTCTCTGCGTTGGTCCACTAGCTTTTTGATTCGCTTCTGGACTTTGCCGCTGTACTCTTCTTCAGAGTCTTCTTTCACAGCTTCTTGCTTTTCCTCTGGGGAGTCGGAATCATCTGTGACTTCAATTTCGAAATTATCATCTTGGCCAGAAGTTTTCTTGGCCTCAGCAATTTCTTTCTCGAGCTCTTCGAGAACTACATTCTGGTTCATGGCTTACCTCACTCCACATAAGACGCAATGCTGACGCCTTCTGGCAAGACCGATGTGATCTCGTCATCATTAAGGAGCAACATTTTGACGCCATTGATTGTCAGCTTTTGACCTGCGTATTTGCCGTATGTCACAGAGTTGCCCTCTGTCGGCCACTGGCCTTTCCATGCTTGGCCTGTGTCGCGGTCTCTATATGCCAATTCACCCATCGCAAGAATTGTGCCGTGGGCTGTAAGGTATTCTTCATTGTCTTTGGAACTCTCCGGAAGGAAAATGCCACCCTTTGTTTTAGCCTTGGCTTGATTAGGCTGAACCAACACTTTCCAGCCTAATGGCTTGGGGAACTGGTGAGATCCTAGTGTTGAGTTGGTCTGCTCATCTGTGATGAGGTCTTTTGCATGCGGATGAGACATGATTATACATCCTCCTGATTCATTTTCTTCATCGTTTCGTCGATCAATGAGCAAGCCTGTTCTAAGCCTTCCGCAATCCCGACGTTTTTGCTGTACGATTGAAAGTCGCTCATGCGACCTTCAACCATGTCGCTAGCTATCGCTGTTTTCTGGAGTCGGATCTGCTTCTTGATCTCTCTGATCAGATCGATCATCATCTTCCAATCCTATTCCACCGCCACCACTCATAGAAACGCCAGTGACAAAAACCTCAACAACTTTCTCGGTATTTTCCTTGGGCACTAGTACCCTTTCTTCTTCTTAGACTTCTTCTTAGTTTTCACTTTGGTGCCTCCTTTTGACATTAGTGACGGGAAAGATGACCTGTTCATTGTTTATCCTCCTCTTCTCCGGAAGTCAACATTGGTGCAACACCACCAACAGACAAAAGTTTTATTAAGCTGCTGAGAACTCCAGAATCTTTTTGTGCCATCGGCTCTGTGCCTTGTTTGTAAACTGAAGTGCCTTTGTAAAGGTCTCTCAAGAGAGGTGTGTTGTATTCGTCTGCTGGGATGAATTTGACAAGCTGATCTTGGCCTTTTTGAGTGTCGCCAAGGAAAGCCATTCTGTTGCGCCCATCATGAGAAACAATCTCAGCCCAGCTGTCTGCACCACCCAAAGAATAAGGATCTGAGGCTTGATACGCAAGCTCTGGCATGTCACTCCAAGAGGTTCCCTGAGATTGCAGCTTGCTTAGGACAGAACGCTTTTCAGCAAGCTCTTCTGGAGAATAGAATTTATTGATGCTTGGAGTCATGTTAAGATAAGCTTCTGGACTCATCATCCCAACGTCAATTATATCTTCCTCAGCATCTCGGAGAGCTTCGTAAAGATGAAAATTGTCTATGCGTTGGAATGTCTCTGGTGAAGCATCTTGGAGGTTGTATATTTTGTTTGCGGCTTCTTCCGCAAGACTCTCCGGAGACTTCTGAATGTTGTAGGAGCTATCGAGTTTGGATGATATTCCCTGCAGCCAGCGGATCGTGTCATCAGTCAGACCAACCATCGCTCTGGAGAGTGAGGACATCAGTAAATAACCCCATCATCGTCATATTGTTGCCTCGGAGCTTCGCCTGTGAGCATCTCGTCCAAGTTGTTTTGAACTCTGTCAGCCGCGACGATTGCGTCAACCTTTTCGCTGCGTGGGACTGCGGCCTTGGAAGTGATAGACTTCAGCCAAGCAAGAGCTGGACGAGTCATCGCTTTGGTCAAAGGGAATGCTTCAGCTGCAGCGAACGCACCACCGACTGCTGGCGCAATATAGTCTGTTGGGGAGTCTGCGATCTTGAAGTCTCTGTAAGCTTCGTTAGCTCCGAACACCAATCCAGCGGGGGTGAAGTCAGACAGGCCCATGCCTTCCGCAATGCCTTGGTTCATGTCACCTGTCACATTGCCAGCGAACTTGCGAGCCTCATACGGTTTCATCCCAAGATATTCCGCAGCACTCGCAACACCGTCTGCTGTTCTTTGTCTCAAGCTCAAATCATTCAGCCCAGCCTCAGCATATTCATTTTGACCAATGGTGCCATTGCGCATGATGTAGTTGACCATGTTCTCATAGTTGTCGTCGCCGAACTTCTGTGGTGGGAGCTTTTTACGATCTGCGAATATGCTGGATGGTTCAACGTATTCTCTAAGTGGATCTGCCATCAGACTTGCCCTCCGGAGAGTTGTTGTGTGAGTATTTGTAGTGTGTCTTGGAAGCCTTTGTCAAGCTCCTTCGCGGCCATGGCGAACTTGCGTGGGCTGATCTTTTTGATCTTGCGCTTTTCTAGAAAGCTCTTTGCCGCACGAATCTCTGCATTGGCTACTTTTTTAATGGAGGATCTACTCATCTTTTATTTCACTCCAGTGTCTGAAATAATCTCTTGCTCCTGATGGGTCTGCTAGGTATCTTTTATTTTTTCCAGGATCCCAAACGATTATTGGTTCATCAGTTTCTATCAACTTATCTGACAAAGGTTGGTTAGGATCAGACAAGACTTCATTTATTTTGTAAGTTTCCAGCTGAGATCCTAAAGTTTTATTTACTTGAGAAAGATCTTTAGAAGAAAGACTTTCTGCAATGTCGCTGAAATAAGTTGGTTTTTCTGTGAAAAGAACGCCCAAGTCTTCCATGTCCATCATCTTTTGATTCATCCCGAAAAATTTTCTCATCTCATCTGATGATGCTGGCACAGCTCCTTCGGGAATCTTGCCGTCTGTTATGAGGTTGACAGAGCCAAGTTGAGGAGGCAAATTTTCTGTTGTTTTTCTTTTATTAAGCTCAGACATGAAGTCTATGACTTCTCCCAAAGCTCCTTGAGCTATCTTGCTACCAGCACCCATTTAATCACCTTCTCCTGTGGATAATGAGCTCAATGCACCAGCAGCCAACGGCACAGAAGCAAGTATTTTGCCTGACTTGGCTTGTGCTGGGTCAAAATTTGCAAATTGCGAACGAACTTGGTTTGGCTCTAAAACTATTGTGCTCATAGATCCTGGATCTTCGCCTTTGTTCACATATTGAATGCTGTCGAACCCTTTTGAATTTAAAAAATCAATTATCCAGCGGTCTTTGCCTCCTGGATAAATTTCATCTGCTTCGCCGAATGGAACTCCATTAAATTGGAAATTTTCTGCAAAATATCTGTTATCAGTGAAAGTTTTTCCGTCTGGCTTTTCATATTTTTTGGTGACTTTTGCTGTGTTAAGCTCATCGTTTGAAATTCCATATTTCGATACAGCAAGTTGCTTGTTATTTTTATTTGGTGGGGTTGCACCGCTGATCCCAATTTCTGAAGAAATTCTATCCCAAATGTTGTTTGCATCCCAAGAAGAAAGGGAGCCAGCATAAGTATTTTCTTTTAAAGTTAGTGGTCTTTCTGCTTTTAACCTGACAGGATAAATGGATCCAACCATATCACTGGATCTGCCTTGGTCCTGAACCGATCTCAAATCTCTCAGGCGTTCGTAAGCTGCTTCTGGTGTTCCAAAATGAAAGAATTCTCCTGATTGTTTGAATTCTTCAATGTCTGGGCTTAATGACCCATGATAAAACACTTTGTCTGAAAAACTAGACAAAAAGTCAGCAACACCCTCGACTGTTTTTACTCCAAGCCTACTTAAAGCTGACATATCACCATGCCCTGCAAGACCAGTATCTTGCTTTTGTTTTTGGTCCAGGATTGTCGCAATTGTGGCGAGATCGGAAGTTGCTCCTGCGGCCTTTTTGGTTTTTCTTGATTCGCATGTTTGGGTCGCCGAATGTTACGCGCTTGACCTTGTCGCCATCCTTGACGTACACCACAGACTTCTTTTTGCCGTGGCTTGTCTCACCCTTGCCGATCCTGCGAGGCTTGTTCAATGAGACGCTCTTGCCTTTGTAGGTTGCCATTATCTTTTCACTCCCTCAACTTTTCTGAATTTCTCATAGGTGTGTAAGTTGATGGAAATCTACGATCAGAAACATCTCCTGTTTTAAAATCCATGAACACCGAACCGCCACGTTCTTGAATCTCTCTTGCAGTTTCTTTTGGTTTTATAATACGATCTAGCAAGCCAAACTCTGAAAATGAGTAATCGGCATTACTTTTCTTTGATATTCCAGAAAGATTGACAATTGCAGGCTTCACTGCACCACCCCCTGCGCGGCCTGTGCGTGGGTTTTGTTTCGTTTTAATGACAACAGGAACTTTTTCCATCCCTAACTCAATTGCAGCTTGCAACCTATGGTGTCCTTGGCCGATGCTGACCTCACCGTTTTTAAGAGCAACCTCAATCTCAATAGGTTCTTTGATGCCTTCCTGTGCAATGCTTTCTTTTAAGGTTGGTTTGCCAGAGGTGTTAAAAGCATCTAAAATAGCAGGGTTTTCTCCCAAATTGCCACTTTCAAAGTCGCCGCCGAATTTACCAACATCATATCTTGGTAAATTAAATTGGGCTACATTATCAGCAATAACATCAGTTGAGACATACTCAACTTTAGGAGATCCTGGCAGTGCACCGATCTTGCTTGCTTGGGCTTCAGCTGCAGATCTTGCGTCTGGCAGTGCACCGATCTTGTTTCCCAACGCATCAACTGCGAAGTCTACAACCTCTGACAAGATCCTTTTAGTTGCCATCAATAAATCCTCACCTTTTCCGGATCAACCAGCTTGGGAACGCAATAAGCCAACCCGAAGTCTTTTGTGTTGCTGTGGTGACCATAACGCCTCACAATTTCTTTTGCGTAATAGTTGCATGTTTCTAGCTTGCGAAACAACATATCATCGCTGACCAACTTACGATCATCAGCAAGGCCGATATATAACAACAACGCAAACACATGTACCACTCACGCTCTGGCTTTCTTCTTCGCAGTAGCCGAAAGGTCTTTCATGTGGACAAGGAATTTGCTGTTGGAGGTGTGCGTCTTGCCAGACATCACTCTTCCTTTGGCATCCTTGTGGGTGGCACCTTTGTGCTCTCTGCCGTCCTTGAAATAGTGCTTAACGCCTTTTGCCATTACTTCTTGCCCTTCTTCTTCTTGCTCTTCTTCTTCTTCTCAGAGGCTGCGATCTTGGCGAATGTGCCTTTGGCTGGGGCACCCTTGGCACCCTTTTTACGCATCTTTTCGCCAGAGCCAGCTTTTATCCGCTTGCGCTTTTCGTGAATGTTGTCGTACAAACCTTTTTTCTTTTTGGCCATTACTTTTTCCCTTTATAACCAGCAGCTCTGATTGCGCGACCCTGTTTTTCAGCCTCAGCCTTGGTCTTGTAGACTTTGCCAGACTTGCCCCAGCGATAGCCTCCTTTGACCTTGCGGACGGGCACTAGTGGCCTCCGAGGATCTTGTTCATCATGTCATGGACGTCACCGCCACCCAGCTTCATGACTTTGACTTTTACGTCGCCATCCTCGTACTCTTCATCATCTTCTTCGTATTCCTCATCCATCATGCCATATTGCATCTGGTGGCAAAGCAAAAGGAAGTTCACAAGCTGGTCGTCGCTCATGTCCAAGCCAGACTCATTGTGCGCAAATCCCATCTTCTCTTTGAAGAGCTCTGCATTTTCTTCCATGTTTTCTACGTTGACTTCAGCCATGGTGGCCTCCTATTTCATCATGTCTTGATATTGCTGGGCCTCGATGTCTCTTGTGGAGCCAGAGCCTTTGGGTCGAAGTTGTGGGCGCATACGAGCAACCTCAGCATCACTCATCGAACCTGATGGCCCCATGCGTGACCGCTCTGCAAAGTCAGCTTCTTGTTGAGCGCGGATCCCATCGAACATCTGTTGGTCTGCGGCCATTCCGGTGGCAGCTTCGGAAGGCATTGCGGAGACCATGGCCTCAAGATTCATACGCTCCATTTCGTTGAGTGCACCACCATCAATAATCTCTTTGACGCGCATTGCCAGCTCTGGGGGAGCCTCTGCTTGCATGTCAGTGTTGGCTCGCAGAAAAGCCTGCATGAGCTCTAGGTCGGACATTACACCGATATCATCCATTATTAGTTTCTCCATTATAAAGGACAGACCAGTCTTTTTGCTCGACAAACAGGCCTATGGCAAAGCAGATTGCCTCACCCACATTCTTGATTAGGAATCCTGAGAGTGTGCGTTTGTGCTCTTCAGGCTTGACAATGCGAGCTATCTCTTTGGCTCTGGCCACTGTTAGGTATTCGAAAAGGTTGCTCAGAGTTGTGGAAGACCGCATGCGAACGACCATCGGGACTGCCCAATGATGGTAACCACGAACTGTGATGGGGGAGAGTCTCTTGGCTGTGTACACGATGTCCATCCGATAAAGATCCATGTCCAGCTTGCCTTGCTTATAAAGCTCTGTGCAGATGACTCTGGAGTTGTCCGAGTCGCTGCTATCATCATCATTGGATTTGTATCCCATGAATTGACCTAGCTTGGTGTCTCTGAATTCTTTGCCTGTCAAAGTCTCGAATAATCCCAAGCCATCCGTATTGCCGCTAGCATCCCTGCCCATC